TGGATTTGAACAAATGGATAGACAGGCTCAATCTACAGCTAAAGCATTAAGAGAACAAAATAAAGGATTAGCTAAAAATTTAGAAATTAATGCAGAAGTTTCTGAATTACAAAAACTTGAAAAAGAAAATGAATTAGCAATAGCTGAAATAATCAAAAAACATGGAGTAGTAAGAGGTCAAGAATTAATTTTACTAGAAAATCAAAATTTAGAATTAAAAAAACAGGAACTACAGCAAAAAAGAATACAAGAGGAAGCAGAAAGAATAAAAGGAATATTTAAAGAAATAGGAAATGATATTGCTACAGGAATTTCTGATGCTTTAGTAGATGCTATTCAGGGAACAAGATCTTTAGCAGATGCAGCTAGAGCAATAATAAATGATTTAGCTACATCTTTATTAAGACTTGGAGTAAATACTTTATTAAAAAGAAGTTTCGGCGGAATATTTTCTAATTTACCTGGACTAGCTACAGGAGGTCCTGCTTCGGCTGGTCGCAGTTATTTAGTAGGTGAACGTGGTCCTGAAATATTTACTCCTAAATCTAGCGGTACAGTAATTCCTAATAATATGATTGGAGGTGGTGGAGTAGTAAATAATATAAATGTTTCTGTAGATGCTGGTGGAGGTTCGCAAACTGCATCTGATTCAGATAGAGGAAAAGAACTTGGCGTAGCTTTAGCTGGTGCTATACAATCTGAATTAATAAAACAAAAAAGACCAGGCGGTTTATTAGCAACTTAAATGGCAACTTTTCCTTCAATTAGTCCAACTTATACAGGATTTTCTAAATCAACAGAACCTGCAGTGAGAACAGTAAGATTTGCTGATGGATTCGAACAGAGAATATTTTTTGGATTACCTAGTAATCAAATAATGAAAAGATATAATTTAAATTTTGAATTGTCAGAAACAGAAGCAGATGTAGTAGATGCTTTTTTAACAAGTAGAGCAAGAGATCAGGCAAGTTTTACTTTTACACCACCAGGAGAAGGTTTATCTAAAACTGGAACATATTCACAATCTGGAACTACAGTAACTATTACTATTACTAATCATGGAGTAGCTTTAAATGATGTTTTAACTATTGATTATACTTCTGGTTCTGCTACAGATGGTTCTTTTACTGTTGCTTCTATAACTAATGATAATGTTTTTACTGTAACTGCAGCATCTAGCGCTACTAATAGCGGAAATGTATCTATTACTTTATCTGGAGCAAAACAATTTGTTTGTGAAGGTTGGAAAAAAGATATACCATATAATAATCGAGCAAGAATCTCTGCTACTTTTAGACAAGTTTTTGAACCATGAGTACAGACAAAATAGTAAGCGAATTACAGAAAGTTAATCCTTCTGCAGTAATAGAATTATTTACTCTTACTCTAGATAATACTTTACATGGAGCTACTACTATATATAGATTTCATGCAGGAACAAGTTTAAAAGATAATGGAGATATTATATGGGCAGGCAATACATATACAAGATTTCCAGTAGAAGCTGAAGGTTTTAAATATGGTAAAGGTCAACTTCCTAGACCAACACTTACTTTTAGTAATGCCTTTGGAACACTTTCAGCAATTCTTCTTACTGTAAATGAAATAACTACAGGAAATGATTTAACTGGTGCAATAGTTAAAAGAATTAGAACAAAAGCTAAATTTCTTGATGCAGCTAATTTTCCAAGTAATGTAAACCCTTATGGAACTCCTGATTCTACAGCAGAAGGAAAACAAGAAATTTTTCAAATAGATAGAAAATCTTCTGAAAATAGAACAGTTGTACAATTTGAACTAGCAGCTGCTTTTGATATGGCTGGAGTACGAGCACCAAAACGTCAGTGTACTAGAAAAGAATTTCCTAGTATTGGATTAATTGTAGGATAATGTGGAAAGAAGAAGCATTATTACATGCTAAAAAAGAAGATCCAAAAGAATCTGTAGGAGTTTTATTAAATATAAAAGGAAAAGAAAAATATTTTCCGTGTAGAAATTTATCAATGAATCAAAATCAGTGTTTTATATTAGATCCTGAAGATTATGTAAAAGCTGATAATTTAGGCGAAATAATAGGAATAGTACATTCACACCCAATAACACCTCCAGAGCCTTCAGAAGCCGATAGAGTATCGTGTGAGCATAGTAATTTAAAATGGTATATAGTAAACCCTAAAACAGAAACTTGGGGATATTGTGAACCATGTGGATTTAAACCACCATTACGAGGTAGGCAATGGGTTTGGGGGTTACAAGATTGTTATTCTTTAGTTAGAGATTGGTATAAAAAAGAAAAAAATATTGAACTTAAAGATTGGACTAGACCAACAACACCAGAAGAATTTTTATTAAATCCAATGTTTGAACAATGCGCATGGCGAACTGGATTTAGAGAATTAAAATTTGATGAAAAATTAATAAATGGTGATCTTTTATTTATGTCAATAGGTTCTCCTGGACTTAATCATGTAGCTATTTTTTTAGATGGAGATGTTTTACATCATTTAGCAGATAGACTATCTTGTAAAGAGCCATATTCAGAATGGCTTTTAAAATGTACTGGTAAGAGGTTGCGTTATGCTTCGTAAAATAAGACTTTACGGTGACTTAGCTAATCAAGTAGGCCATAAAGAATTTGAAGATATTAAAGTTCATAATGTGGCAGAAGCAGTTAGTTTTTTAATAAATAATTTTCCACATTTAGAAAAATATATGTCAGATAAATATTATAAAGTTATTGTTGATGATGAAGATATAGGAGAAGATGAGTTGCATGACCCAATAGGAAAAGCAGACATTTCTTTTGTACCTGTTATTTCTGGTTCTGGTGGTAATTTTGGAAAAATTTTATTAGGTGTAGCATTAATAGGTTTATCTTTTACTCCTATGGGCGCAGGTTTGTTTGCTGGTGGTTCAGGAGCAGGTTTAGCAGGTGGAGGAGGTTTAATGGGTGCTACTGGTCTTTATGCTGCAGGAGCTTATGGTTCTGCTGCTTTAGGTTTAATTGGTGCATCTATGGTTTTAAGTGGTGTAAGTGGAATGTTATTTCCTATGCCTAAACAACCTGAATTTTCAAGCGAAGAAGATCCAAGAATTTCATTTAGTTTTTCTGGAACTCAACAAACTAGCCGCGCAGGAACTTCAGTTCCTATTGTTTATGGAGAAATTTTTACAGGCTCTGTTGTGATTTCTGGCGGTATAGATACTGAGCAGGTTCAAGCATGATTAATAAAAATAAAATTATTACTGGTTCTGGTGGTGGTGGAAGTCCCCCACCTCCTAGACAACCGACAAAAACTCCAGATACCTTACACAGCAAGCAATTTGCAACTTTTTTAGATCTCGTTTCAGAAGGCGAAATTGAAGGAAGTGCAACCGCTTCTAAAGAAGGAATTACAGATAAAACTTCGGCTGCTTATACAAATGCTTATTTAAAAGATGTTTTTTTAAATGATACTCCAGTTTTAAAAGCTACTGCTAGTTCAACAAGTCCTGCTACTACAGATTTTAATTTTCAAAATGTAACTTTTACACCACGTTTTGGTACATCAGATCAAACAAAAATTTCAGGTATTGAAAGTTCTTCTTCTATTACACCAGTAGGAGTTACAGTTACAGCTTCTAGCCCAGTAACTAGACAAATAACAAATACTAATGTAGATCGAATAAAAGTATCAATTACATTTCCTCAAATACAAAAAGCAACTACAGAAGGTGATTTATTAGGTTCTACAATAACTTTAAAAATAGGTGTTCAATATAATTCTGGAGGATTTACTGATATTATAGAAGATACTGTAACTGGAAGGACTGCTGATGCATATCAAAGAGATTATTCAGTAGATATTACTGGTTCATTTCCAGTAGATATAAGAGTTTCAAGAGTAACAGCAGATTCTACAGATTCATCATTAATAGATTCTTTTCAATTTACAAGTTTTGCAGAAATCATAGATGATGCAAGTACTTATGCTAACTCTGCATACAATGCAATAAGACTAGATTCTCAGCAGTTTAGTTCTATTCCTAAAAGAAAATTTAGAATTAGAGGAATAAAAGTAAGAATACCTGGAGCAGGTGCTTCTAGTTCTGGTACTCCGAGTATTGATAGTACAACTGGTCGCATTGTCTATCCTGATGGTTATATTTTTAATGGAGTAATGGGCGCTGCGGTTTGGTGTTCTTGTCCTGCAATGATTCTTTTAGATCTTTTAACAACAGAAAGATATGGATTTGGAACTCATATTTCTGACAGTTCACTAGATTTATTTTCTTTTGTAACTGCTAGTAAATTTGCAAATACTCTTGTAGATGATGGTTTTGGAGGACAAGAAGCTAGATTTTCTTGTAATGTAAATATTCAATCTTCTAGTGAAGCATTTGATTTAATAAATGAATTAGCAGGGGTTATGCGGTGTATGCCGATTTGGTCAACAGGTTCTATATTATTAGCTCAGGATTCTCCTAAAGATTCTTCATTTTTATTTTCTTTAGCTAATGTTTCAAGTGATGGATTCAATTATTCTGGTTCAAGTTTAAAACAAAGACATTCAGTAATTTCAGTTTCATATTTCAATATGGACTCACAAGAAATTGATTTTGAAGTTTTTGAAAATACTACATTATCTGCAAAAATTGGAACTGTTGTAAAACAAGTAAAAGGTTTTGGTTGTACAAGTAGAGGTCAAGCTTTAAGACTAGCTAAAGCAATTGCTTTTTCAGAAGCAAATGAAAGTGAATTAGTTACTTTTTCAACTTCTATGGAAGGCGGTTTAATGGTTCGACCTGGAGCTGTAATCGAAATCAATGACCCTGTTCGTGCAGGAGCAAGGCGTTCAGGCAGGCTTTCGACTATTACTTCAACTACTGTGGTTACAGTAGATGATACAAACGCAACAGATTTTGCTGTTGACGCTTCTGGAAATCCTGTCGGAGATGCAACTTTATCTGTAATTTTACCTGATGGCACTGTAGAAACAAAAACAATTTCAAGTGTTTCTAATGGAACTATAACTGTATCTGAAGCATTTTCTCAAACACCTAATGTCAATACAATTTGGTTAATATCTAACGTTACAGTAGAAGCACAAAAATTTAGAGTTATTACTGTTGAAGAAACTGATTCAATAAATTATACAATTACTGCTTTATCTTATATAAATGAAAAATATGCTTTTATTGAAGATGGTGAAGCTTTACCAGCAAGAAATGTTTCGATATTAAATGAACTTACAAATCCTCCATCTGGTTTAACTGCAGTTGAAACAATAATTCCAATAAATAATCAAGCTGTTTCAAAAATAGTTATTAGTTGGCAACCCATTAATGGAGTTGTTGAATATCAAGTAAATTATCGTTATGAAAACGGAAATTATACTTCTGAAAAAGTATCAAGGCCAGATTTTGAAATTTTTAATAGTCAACTTGGAACTTATGAAATACAAGTTTTTAGTTATAACGTACAGGCTCAACTTTCAGCAATTTCGACTGACTTAACTTTTGAAGCTGTTGGTAAAACAGCACTGCCACAAGACGTAACAAATTTAAGAATTGAACCTATTAACGATCAATTTGTAAGACTTAGATTTGATAAGGCAACAGACGTTGACGTAGTTCATGGTGGAAATGTGGTTGTTAGAGGGAGTAATATCGGCGATGGAACAGCAACCTTTACTAATTCAGTTGATGTAATCCCTGCATTACCAGGTAATATTAACGAGACAATTGTTCCCAATATAGGAAATGGATCAGAATATATTTTAAAATTTCGTGATGATGGTGGCAGACTAAGCTCTGGGGAAACTTCAGTAATAGTAAACAGCCCTGACCCTTTCCCTAAATTATCTGTTTTAGTAGATAGAGAAGATAATGATTCCCCGCCTTTTGGTGGAGCAAAAGTTGATTGTTTTTTTAGTGATGATGTAAATGGTCTTGTTTTAGGTTCATTAGATGAATTAGATGGGGTATCTGATTTTGATGCAATTGCTGATTTTGATTTTCTTGGCGCTGTTGATATTACAGGCGGTTCATATGAATTTGCAAATACTCTTGATTTAGGTGGTAAACAGCCATTAAGACTTAGAAGGCATTTTGTAACACAAGGTTTTTACCCGAATGATTTAATTGACAAAAGATCAGCAAATGTTGATACTTGGACAGACTTTGATGGTGCTACTGCTTTTGATGTAGGGGCTTCTTTATTAGTTGCTACAACTGACCTTGATCCTGACTTGTCAACTTCAGCAACTTATGGGCAAAGTGGTACGACTATTACAATAACAAAAAGTTCTCATGGATATTCTGTTGGTGATTTTGTCGTGATTGATTTTACTGCTGGAAGTGCAACAGATGGCAATTATGAAATAATAACTGTTCCTAGTTCAAGCACATTTACAGTTAATTCAGGCACAAGTGCGACCATATCAAGCGGAACAGCCTGCACATATGGAGCTAATTTTTCAAGATTTAATCCTTTTGTAAATGGAACTTATGTCGGGCGTGGTTTTAAATTTAGATGCGAAATGGATTCAAATGATCCCGCACAATCAATAGAAATAGACCAGTTAGGATATACAGCAGAATTAGAAAGTAGAACAGAAACAAGTCTTGGAAATGCAGGGGCTACAGGCGGCGGAATTATTTCGTCAGGTACTTCTCAAAAGTCGGTCAGTTTCACAAATACGTTCTTCACAGGTCAGTCGGGAACTAGCGTTGCAGCAAGTTCAGTTTTACCATCAATAGGAATAACAATTGAAAACGCACAATCAGGAGACTTTTTTGCCTTGTCATCAATTACTGGGAGCGGTTTTCATATAGATGTAAAAAATGGATCTAGTTTTGTTGATAGAGAATTTAAATATACTGCTACAGGTTTTGGACGAGGTAGTTAAAAAATGTCTATTAAGATATACTTAAATAAAAAAGTGGGTTAAGTAATGGCTACACATGATTATGTAATAGATAACTCCACAGGAGCTAACGTCAGGACGGATTTAAATAATGTATTACAAGCAATATTATCTAATAACAGTTCTGGTTCTGCTCCTAGTACGACAGCAGCTTATATGTTGTGGGCTGATACTTCAAATGCTTTATTAAAAATAAGAAATAGTGCTAATGATGCTTGGATTACTTTAAGAGGATTAGATGGTTCGTTAACTTCTAGTGCTGATGCAAGTATAAATAGCGTTGCTGTAGGAAAAGGAGCAAACTCTGTTGCTGGTAATACTGTTCTTGGAGAAAATGCTTTAGATGCTTCTGTTAGTGGTGGGAATAATACTGCTATTGGTAAAGAAGCATTAACAACTCATACTTCTG